GAAAGGGGAGCAATGGGGCGATGTTTCAACAAAACGAATTGAAGAATGTACATTGTTGAAGCGTAGATTTGTTTTTCACCCGACTATTGGCCAGATTGTTGCTCCTTTGTCATTAAATACTATTATGAATTCTATAAATTGGATTGGTGATATAACGAAAGAAGATGACATTTTGAGAGATAAAATTCATGCTTTTCAACGAGAAGCTTATTTGCATTATGATCTTTATCCTGATTTGATGGGTAAACTTAAGACTGCTTGTCTTAAATCACGAGTGCCATGTCATCCTGAGTTAACCGAGTCCTATTTACTTAAATTATACAAAACAGATATAAACCAATATGCTGATGGTTTATATTACGTGTAAATCAGCACGATCCCTATTCAAAATTCTAGTTTAATATATTGATTTTTGTGATAAGTTTATCAATAGCTTAGTATTTGAATAGGGTTAACTAACTTAAATCTTAGGTATTTAAATAATCATAATAAATACTGAATAGAAATGATTGCTCAAATAAACACTTCTAATAATACAAATTATAGTGCAAATAGCACAAAAATAAATCAATTGAATGAAAATGTTAATTCTCAGAATTCAAATTCACATTTAGATACAGTTTCAACTAACAGCTCTGAATCTGCTGGTAATAGAGGGACATATAATAATAAAACCATAAATCAAAGTACTGGTGATGTTAAGAAAATTACTCAAACTATGCGAGATCAAAATTCGTTAAATAATGTAGCTATAAATCATCGATCTTCAGTTTCAATTCGTGATTTACAATTGCCCAAAGAGATATTTAATGTGTTACCAGACGCCAGTTTATCTCTAGATGTTTCTACAAGAATGGATTTTTCTGGTATACTTAATAAACCATTCTTTTTGCAAAATTTGCATTGGACCACAACACAATCATTTCAATCGTTTATTAATACGGGTATTTATATTCCTGAAGAGATAATTTCAGCTAATCCATTACTTAAAGTTCCATTTCAATCGACGGCGAAGTGGAACGGTAAAATGTGCGTAATAGCGCAAGTGTTGGGAACACCTTTTCATCAGGGAACGATTGTTTTGTATGTTGAACCAGCTTTTATACCAAAAATTCCTTATGCATCGATTAACGATGCTATGGCTGCTCCGCATGTATTATTATCTGCAAATCAAAGTACAGCTGCTTGTTTAGAAGTTCCTTTCTTTTGTTCATCCAATGTAGGTGAATGTTTTACTACTTCAAGCGATTACTACAGTTGGTCTAATAGAAATGTTGCAGTCGTTCGAGGAATGGTTTTAAATCCTTTGTTGGCTCCTAATACAGGATCTACGGAAATTACGATTTCCATACATTTTATGTTTTTAGAAGCTAATTTTTACATTCCAAATGTGCAACCTTCCTATGGTACACCACCATTTGTTACTGAAGCTACTATTGTTGACCGTTTTATAAATAAGGCTTTACCAGCAGTCAAAGATTTTATTGGAGACGGTATTGATATTGGAGTGAAAACTCTACGATATATGACAGGGCTCGATTATCCTACTGAACCAATTCCTAATCATTTGATGCGTCCGCTTCCAATTACACCATTAAACTCTACTCAAGGTATTTACAGAGCTGATCGGTTTACACCTTTTACTGAATATATATATAAAAATGATCCTCATACTTTTGGAACTGATCAAGATGAAATGGACATTATGTATATGTTGAAGAAACCTGGTTATTTAAATACATTTGTAATAGATACGGCAGATGCTGAAGGGACTTTACTCTTCTCTTGTCCTATTGCTCCGTTCAATCAACCTGTTAATTTTGTTCGTGATAAATCTTGTATGTTGCAAAAATTATCTTATTTCACACGATTTTGGCGAGGTGGTTTAAATTTCCATTTTCATACATCGTGTTCTAATATGCATGTAGCGAAATTGTTAGTTGTCAGAAGATACGGCATGGATGGTAATGATACACAACAACCACTTATGTCATCTATGACAGCTATGCAAACTGAAACAGTAGAAATTTCAGCTGGTGGACAAATGAATACAGTTGCTTGTGAGTATAATGCATCTCTTAATGTTTTACCCAATCAACCGGGGTATGAGACAGTTCCTAAAATGCATGGTATGCTGTATGTTTATTTGTTACAACCATTAGTTGTGAATGCCACTGTATCTCCATCAATTAATGTTAATGTATTTGTGACAGTACGTGATGATTTTCGCTTTTATGGTTACTCAGATTTAGTTGGTTTTAATACTGAGCGAACTGTTTCAGGTGAAGATCCTCCACCTCCATCTAGTTCAGCAGTTTTTAAAACTGAGTGTTCCACTATTCCTTTTAATACTGATCCTTGTCCTGTTTTAACTAATGATAATCAATTGACTGATCCACCGGACATAGTTGCAATGCGACGTCTTATGCGACCGATAACTAGTATACGTGATATCGTTCGTCGATTTCATTTAGTTAAGCGAGCAGTGCTTACTAATCCGGCACAAACTTATTTTGGATATGTCACCGATTTATTTTTTGGTGAGAATGCCTTAGATGAATCTCCGTTTCAAACTATAGCTAAGTTCTTCTCTGGTATAAAAGGCGGTTTACGTATACGTGCTCGCTTAGTTCCTCTTTTGCCTAATTCTTCATTGGGAACCATTGGTCTTAAAGCATATTATTATCCACCCGTTTATCTTACGTCGGCAAATGAGTTTGGAACATTACCTTACACGACTCCTAGCGATTATTCAGCGACTTTAAGTCCAAGTTGGACACCTGCTGATTTTCCGGGTGGTTATGTGGGTGGTATGCAATATCCTCCTCAAATGTCAATAATTAGTTCTCATGGATCGTACGTTGAGTTTGAATTACCTATAGAAACAATTTTTCGATATCATTTAGTGCATAATAGAGGCTCACTGGCTGGTGCTGCGACATCTATGGGTGTTTTTGCATTTATTGCAGATACGCCGCCAGTTGGATCATACGTGTTAGAGATTTATGCAGCATATGCTGATGAAACACGCCTAGGTGTTCAAACTAGTTGTCCTGATTGGCATTGGACAAATAAGATTGAAGGAGGAGCGGTTCCCTCTTGGTTACCTTTAGATTTTAATAGAGACATCTCTGTTTCGGCACAGAGCTCTTACTTTTATAATAAAACAACTTAAGCCGAATTTTATTTCAATACTCTTGAGAAATGATCTTAGTAGAAGAGAGTATATTTGTATTCCTGGGGAGTATAAATATACAGTGATTTAAATGACTCTTCTACATAATAGAGTCAATTAATAC